GTTGATGCTATAAACAAAACTTCACATTCTGGTGAGGTAGGTCTAAATATTTCACACCGTTTTGGTGGAAAGAAAAAGGATTTATTTGGAGTAACTGTTGGTGGTTCTTATGAAACCAGTGGATTAATTGAAGCATCTGCTTCTGTTGATTATAAGGAAATGGTTGTTATTGAAGGAATTCATCAAATCAATGATGGCGTTTCTAACACTGCAGTTTCTGCAAAACTTAAATTTAAGTTCTAAAATCCTAAATAACAAAGACACTTCATCAAGAGACTGATGGATAATCCAAATAAAAGAGAAAAGTGTATGAGTACTGTTATTCGTATTGCGATTTTGGGTTGGTCTGCCGCTCTTCTTACTGCTAGTTATGCTGGGGCTCTATCTAAGATGGACCCCACTTTTATTGCAACTGTTTTCACCGCATCCGCTGCAACTTTCGGTATTAACACAATGAAGAAGGGTGGTGATGAAGATGAAAAGAAAGAAGAACCACGTAGAGAAGTTGTAGTAGAACCTACACCAGAACCTCCAGCACCAGAAGTTGCTGCAGAACCAACCCTTGAAGAAAGAGTTGAAGTATTGGAAGGTCAAGTACAACCCCGCACAGGTGGAGCATAATGGCAAAGTCAGCAAACAAAGGTAAAAAAGGTAGTGCAGGTTCTGCTAACAATAAAAAGCAGAACTCTGGTAATGCCAATGCTAAAAAAGCAAAGAATGGTGGCAAGAAAAAATGATTGAGTTTGTGACTTTAACTATTGTTGGTCATATGTTAGTTGGACCTGATTTATGCCAAACTGACTTTTTAGGTGACAAACAAATATACACGTTTACATACCAATGCCAAGAGAATGGAACACTCCTAAACGAGAGTGTTGGAATGCTCCCATCCACAAAATACTACAAGCAATAGATAATCACACCCGCCTTTTTATGGAGACGGGTGATTTTTGGCATGAAGAACAGGCCCAGATATTGAGAAAATATGTAAAGGATTTGAAAGTCTGGATTCATAAAGAAGAAGGCTGGTGGAACGAATGAAAAAGTTATTCACCTCAATTGGTTTAACATTAACATTGATTACTCCAGTATCAGCGGAATCAATAGTTAAAACTCAACCAACTGTAAAACCTTACAGTTTATCTGCTATGGGTTGTATGATACTTTTAGAATGTACTGAAGGAGTAGAAAAACTTACAACAGATTCTGAATTTTTAAAAATATCAGATTTTGATCCATTCAGAGAAGAAATAAAAGCAATCATTTCGGGACTTGATAAACTTGGAGTTCCTGTTTATGTTGCGCCAGAAAGATATTTCACACCAAGAACAGTAGGATTATATAAACCAGAATATAATCGTTTCTTTGTAAATGAAACTCTTCTTAAAGACCCTAGAGAGTTTTTAGGAACGATGAGGCATGAAGGATGGCATACAGTTCAAGATTGTATGGGTGGTGGATTAAAAACTTCTTTTATGGCACAGGTTCATCAAGATAGTGAGATTCCTGCTTGGGTAATGAAATCTACAAGATTGACTTATGAAACTATGGGTCAAGGACGTGCAGTTCCTTGGGAGGCAGATGCTAACTGGGCAGAAGAGCAATCTAATGTTACTGCCGAGAAGTTAGAGATGTGTGCTAAAGGACCATTGTGGGAACAGATTAGACCAACTCCAATGACGATGGATTGGTTAATTGGTTGTGGATGGATGAAACCACAAGAGGGTAAATATCCTTATTATCCAAATAAAAAGGCGGAGTATTGTGTAGAAGGTAAATTTTGATGAGTGATTTTCCGTGGGGAGTTGTTACAATATTGGGATGTGGTCTTATCTTTACTGCATATGTAATTTACTACATACTAAAATTAGCACACGAGGAAATGAAAAATGAAGAATCTAGCAATCATTCTATCAACGACAAGTCTTCTCATTAGTGGAGCACTTTGTTATGGTGCTTATGTGACTTATAAAAAGGCAGAAGCAATCCTCAACAATCCAGAAGAGTTTGTTGGTAAGGTTGTGGAGAACCAAGTCAATAAGGCGTTTGAAAAACTACCTATTCCTAAACTAAATACTGGGAGTATTAAGTTTCCTTTCTAATGGCAGACAAAGATCCGTACATTTATAGAATCAAGTCAGTTCTTAAAGTTGTAGATGGCGATACTATTGACGCTGCTATTGATCTTGGTTTTGATATCTCCCTTACTAAGCGAATTCGTCTTGCTGGTGTCGATACCCCAGAGAGCAGAACAACTGATACGAAGGAGAAGGTACTTGGACTCGAAGTTAAAGAGTGGCTCAAGAAAAAGTTAGAAGGTCAAACTGACATTATTGTTAAAACAGAACTCCCAGATTCTACCGAAAAGTACGGAAGAATTCTGGGACATTTGTTTATTGGAGATAATGAAGTATCTGCAGTCAATAAGAAAAAATCTGTAAATGAGATGATGATTGAATCCGGTTACGCTTGGGAATATGATGGTGGAACTAAGAAAAAAGATTTTGCTTTATTGGAATCTAGGAGACAAAAATGATTTATTTTAATATTGTTAGACTGTTTATAATCATATGGGCAGCACTCATGATTTCTGCTGTAGAATCTGTTGCTATCCGCACAGAAGGTCAAGTAGAACTTGAAAGCACAAGTAGAGATACATATGCAAAAGTTCTTGTACTTGCTGTAGGATCTTTTCTTGGAGATGCTGCTTTTAAGTTAAAAAATAAATCAAAAGGATAAGCGAGCAGATAGTTTTTTAGCAATCTTTTTAGCAGGGGCAAACAGAGATTTGAATCTCTTTTGCCCTTCTTTTGTAAATTTATCTGCTACAACATCATCAATAATGATTTTATTTTCTGTTTCGTAGAAAGAATTTGTTTCTACTTGTGCGCGGATATATTGTTCCACATTATCTGTAGTATCAACTAACTTTGTACCATCAGCAGAATATTCAAAGATATCAACGTGCCCTGTGTCTGTCATTACATAATGCAGAACTGGTTTGACTTGTTTGAGTTTGATTTTGAATTTATTTTTGACTGCTTCACGTATTAGTGGTTCGGCAGCATTCTTCACCATATTCAAAGCAATTCCAGATACCATTGTGGTTGCAGTAGTAACTACGGCGACAGCACCAGCCGTAGCAACAACAGAAGGGTCAGGTAAATTAATATCGACTCCATTGATCGTAAATGCAGGTTTTGGTGTGTTTGCTGGAACTTCTACAACTGGAGTGGGAGTTTGAGTAGGGGGGGTTTGAACAACTTGAGGCAGTTGAGGAGGGGGGGTAGTATCTGGTAACCCCCTTGTTTTTTCCTGTTGTTCTGCTGCCTGTTTTTCACGTTCTGCTTTTACAGCAGCATCAAACTCTGCTTGAGTAGGAACATTAATAACTGGATATTTAATTGTAGTATTTGCAGCATCAATAACAGGAACTTCCAATCCACGAACAACAGGTGCTTCTACAGAACGAACATTAGGTCTATCTATAGTTGAGATTACAGACGGGCCAGATATTCTGTTGATGTTTGCACTTGGTATGTTGATCGGATTATTTCCGATTATGGGTCTTAAATTTGGATTATCAATTGGTTGTATTATATCCATCTACCACATCCTCAACTCTTGGATACTTGACGACAACATCAGCACAAATTTTATAGTAAGGACTATCAGGATGGAACATTACTCCACCTTTATATGCTTCACCACACTTTAATAATCGTACAAGTTCAAAATCCAAACGTGCTTTGTCTGCTTCTGCTTGTTGTCTTGAGATCTCAACTTTTGCTCTTGATTTGCAGAGTTCTTGTAAAGAACCATCTAGGGGAATGTTGAATCCCATAGATACTCCAGCATTTCCAGAATAAGATGAGAATTGTTCTGGATCTTGACTTCCGTTACCGTTGCCGACAACGAAAGGTGCTAGAGAGAATGTCGGCCCTTGGCAACTAACACCCGCACCATAGGTATTAAGTGCAAATGGTCCTTGGAGGACTTGGACCGCTTGGTTTGTAACGTTTCCAGTAGCACTAGCAGAAGGCCCAGCGATATTAGTATTACTAGGAGCTGTTTGAGCCAGCACTGGCGATACATAAAGACTTACTGCGTAAATACAGATACGGATGT